GGGTGCTACTGATAATGCATCAAGTGGAGGTTTATTTACAGATACACTGATTGATGGTATCCCCGATATTGTAGGTGCAGACGTAGCAGCCGCACAAGCGGCGGCAACTGCAGCGGCAGCATCTGAAACTAACGCAGCTACTTCAGAAACCAATGCGGCAACTTCTGCTACAACAGCTTCAACTGCAGCAACAAATGCGGCTAATAGTGCTACAGCGGCGGCAAATAGTGCCACGGCAGCAGCAACCTCAGCTTCAACTACGGCAGCTGACGCAGCTACAGCAACTGCTCAAGCAGCAGCAGCCTCTACTTCCGCAACTAATGCTGCAGCGTCTCAAACAGCAGCAAGTAACTCAGCAACTTCAGCAGCAACAAGTGCTACTCAAGCGACTGCTTCTCAAAACACTGCACTCGCTTCTGCCTCTTCAGCAAATAGCTCTGCAACTGCAGCTGCTACAAGCGCTACTAATGCAGCTACAAGTGAAACCAATGCTGCTACTAGTGAAACCAATGCAGCCACTTCAGCTACAAGTTCAGCTAATAGTGCAACAGCTTCTGCGACTAGTGCTTCAAATGCAGCCACTAGTGAAACTAACGCGGCTACAAGTGAAACCAATGCGGCAACAAGTGCTTCTGCAGCAGCTACTAGTGCTACGAATGCAGCAGCAAGTGAAGCAACAGTAACAGCAGATGCAGCAGCAGCAGCAACTAGTGCAAGTAATGCTTCTACTTCTGAGACAAATGCAGCGGCAAGCGCAGCGGCAGCTTTAGCTTCTGAAACTGCAGCAGCAGGTTATGTTGATGAGTTTGATGATCGTTATCTTGGATCTAAAACTTCAGATCCAACACTAGATAATGATGGAAATGCCTTGACAGATGGTGCGTTGTATTATAATACAACTGTTGACCGTATGAAGGTATATGATCTCAGCACTACTTCCTGGTTATTTATTTCACCAACAGCAGCAGAACAAACAAACATTGATGCAGTAGCAAATGATATTACTAATGTTAATACTGTAGCTACTAACCTTACCGACATTAATTCATTTGCTGATACATACTTTATCTCAGCAACAACACCACCTTCACCAACAACAGGTGATCTGTGGTTTGATACTACTGCAAGTATTATGAAAGTGTATGATGGTAGTAACTTTGTTAATGCTGGCTCTGCAATTAACGGAACTTCAGCTAGATATAATTATGTAGCAACAGCAGGTCAAACTACCTTTGCAGCTACCTATGATGCTGGTTTTGTAGACGTATACCTGAACGGTATTAAGCTAGTTAATACAACTGACTTTACTGCGACTTCAGGAAGTGATATTGTACTTACAACAGGTGCAGCTTTAAATGATACTGTTAATATTGTAGGGTATGGGACTTTTGTACTTAATAATACTTCGCTAGATGATCTTGTAGACGTAAATACTACAGGTGTTGCTAACGGTGATACAATTGTTTATAACAGTACATCAGGAAACTTTGAAGCTGGAACAGCTGGTGCAAGTGCAGGCTTTGCAATTGCAATGTCAATAGCCCTATAGGAGTTTATAATGGCACAAAATTTTAGAAGATATACCCGAAATGATGTCGGGACATCTGCCTCGGATATTCCTAATGGGGCAAACTTTGATAGCTATGATACCATTGTTGGTATTCATATGACTAATATTACATCAAATTCAATTGTTGTTGACGCTTATATTAACGATGGTACTAATGATATTTACCTTGTTAAAGGCGCACCTATTGCAGCTGGTGGAGCATTACAATTACTTGATGGTGGTGCTAAGATTGTAGTACAATCAGGTGATCGCCTTTACGTCAAATCAGACACAGCTTCTTCATTAGATGTTTGGGTATCTGCCGTTGATGACATCTCAGCTTAAGGGAGGAAACTATGGGTTACATTGGTAATCAAGCCGTTCAAGGCTATAGCAGTATTCCTGCAAAGCAAGATCTTACTGGTGCTACTGGCACAACCCTTACACTATCTCATGCTGTAGCAAACTCAGAGTCTATTGATCTTTACATTAATAATGTACGTCAAGAGCCTACTGAAGCCTATACAGCCGCTGGAACAACGGTAACTTTAACTGGATCAGTAATAGCAACTGATGACATTTATGTGGTTTACAACGCATTAGCATTACAAACTACAGTTCCACCTGATGGCTCTATTACACAAGCCAAGTTAGACCCTGCACTCGTACTAGGTGGCGGTAGTTATCTCGGTGATAGTGGTGGTGGTACGGCAGATATCTTTCGGGTGCATGAGAGTGAGTTAAACACTAGCGTCACAGTAGTAACTAACACCAACGCCCTATGCGCTGGCCCTCTAACCCTAGCGACAGGAGTTACCGTTACAGTTAATGGTAATCTGGTGATAGCATGAGTGAACTAAGAGCAGACACAATCACTGCCAGCGATGGCACAAGTCCTGTCACGTTGACTAAGCAGAGTGCGGCGAAAACATTTTTACAATGTAACCTAAGTGGTCCAACGCTAGAACAAAGTTTGAATATTGCTTCTGTAACAGACGTGCAAAGCGGAAGGCACGAATTTAATTTTTCTAATTCGTTTGCACAGAGAACTTATGCCGCAGTTTGTGGTGGTGGTGGAGACACACTGAACAATACTCTTGCAAATGTCGCTACTGCAACCCCCGGAAAAACAACCAGTAAAGTTACCGGAGACACACAGTATCAGCAAAACTTAGTGTTTGAACCAACTGAATGTGCAATAGCAATTCACGGAGACTTAGCATGAGTGAGATAAAAGTAGATAACCTCACTGGCAAGACATCCGCTGGTGATATCACAGTGACCTCTGAAGGCGGTGCGGCAACGCAGAGTTTGCAACAGGGTTTAGCGAAGTGTTGGGTAAACTTTAATGGCACTGGTACTATTGCAATTCGTGACTCGCTGTCAGTAAGCGGATTGGTCGATAATAATACAGGAAATTACACTGTTAATTATAGCAATAGTATGGGCAATGATGACTACTCCAGCACTGTAAGTGCAAACGCAAGCAGCGGTCTTTTTGGCACTCTGCAAAGCGAAGCATCTATGACAACTACAGCAACAAACATTAGTTGTTACAATGGCAGCATAGGTACAGCAGACCACGCTGTTGTTTGTTTGCATACACACGGAGACCTCGCATAATGGCTGGAAAAATTATAGCAGATACGCTGGAACACAGCACCGCTGGGTCAATCGCCACGAACTATGTTGTTAATGGTAGTGCGAAGGCGTGGATACAGCACAATGCAGGAACATCCATTACTAACAGCCTAAACTACGCCAGTCTTACGGATGTTGGCACAGGAAATTACCGCCCAAACTACACAAACAATATGGCAAACAATGACTACGCAGCCGCTGGTTTTGCTGGCAACGCAAGCACTAGCGTATGTTCCGGCAACGAAATGAATGTAGCATATGTAGATACATTTTATCGTGTGGGAAGCACAGGTTCTGTTGCGGATGTTTCAGAAGCGCAGTTTATGGTTTTGGGAGACCTCGCCTAATGACCCAGACACCAGAGTTCAAAGGCACTCACCTGTTTGACCGCCTATGCTGGGCAAAAGAAAACCTTGAGCCACATCAGTCAGACTATCGTGTAGTCTATGAGGACAGCGTTGATGAGTGCGCCAAGATACTTGTGCCTGACCCTAACTGGATGGCGTGTGCATTGCAGGGCGGTATCCTTCCACCTGTGTGGGTATATCACGAACTGGCAAAAGACGAGGCGCAGCCTGACTTCAAGAAGCACACTCGTGGCTACTTGCTGCATGAGACTGAACCAATGCCAGCGATGACTGAAGAAGAAGCGATTGAGTACCTCATTCAGAAGGACTGCCCAGAAGCGGTATGGAAAACATATAATGAAGGCAACCGTCTAAAGATGGTTATCTGTAAGAAAGAACAATTACCTCAAACAAGAGAATGGCGTAATTCATGGAAGATCTCAGAAGATCTCCAAGTAGCCGCATAGGAGTAATAAATGGTAGATACATATATTGTAGATATGAATGGAGTGCAAGCTGATGCAGCTAGTACAACTGTTCCCGCAGATCGTAACTTCCGTGGTGCTTGGGTTCTTAATGGAACTGTCATCAGTGAAGATATCGATGCTGCTAAAGAAATTTTTAAAGATAAGATTCGCGAAGTTCGTAAGCCTCTACTAGAAGTTAAAGACGTAGAGTTGATGAAAGCATTAGAAACAGGTGCAGATACAACAGCTATTGCTGCTGCTAAGAACGCATTGCGTGATGCACCAGCTGCTTCTGCTATTGCTAATGCTACGACTATTACTGAACTTAAAGCTGCTTGGAATACATCAGTACTTGGTGCAAGCCCTTACTAATAGGAGGCTATAATGGCATTAAGTACAATTAAAACAGCAAGTATAGCTAATGATGCTATTACTTCTGATAAAATAATAAACGATGGTAATCTAGGTGTTAGAAACCTCATCATCAACGGTGCGATGCAGGTAGCACAGCGGGGTACTAGTGGTGCAACTGGAAATGGCTACAATAGTGTTGACAGGTTTAGAATAGCTAGTGGTGGTACTAGCCAGTGGGCATTAACGCAAACCCAAGAAACCGATGCGCCGACAGGTTTTTCTAAAT